GGGAGGTGATTCCATATAGTTTTGTTGTTGACTGGTTCGTTAACAACAATTTTATACGGACACTCCCTGCCGTTCAGAGGCTGACGTCTGAGGGTATATCTAACCTCGGATATTCGGTGAAAACCGAATTTCGGGGTAGAGTACACTCCTCTATAGCTAGTCCTCGTGATGGTTCCGTTTGGTACCATCCCTTGACTGGTATAGATTTGGGTACTAGCCGGTATTTATATACCAGCTATATACGAAGAGCGGGTCTTCCCACTCTAACGTCAGTGTTTCTTGGTACGGACCTTTCCGCTATCCAATCTATCGATTCATTCTTTTTGTTAATTCAAAAGATGATTCGATAGGAACCGCTTGCCTTCAATTCCGAAGGCTACTAGGAGGTTGCTCATGGCTTCTTCAACTGTGGCTCTTAAATACGATGCTTCCAATACTGTCACCTTCGAACTGGTTTCTACCAGCTCGACAGGCGCCAAGTGGAAGGTCGGATCACGGAGTCTTTCCGCGCCGTACTCGGTCGAAATTATCCGTAAGGAGAATTCGAGCGGAGCATTGGCTAATGACCATATTATCCTCAGGATGTCGCGTACCGAGATTAATGCAACGTCCGGGAAACCGGCAACGTTAAGCGCTACTCTCGATATTTCGATTCCTAAGGATCAGACGATTCTTGATATGACTGCTCAAAAGCAGCTTCTCAAGCTTTTCGGAGACATCCCCAATGATGGTGGTGCTATGTCCGCAACATATAATCTTGTTACGGCCATACTTGAAGGTCGGGATATGTAAATATCCTACCTTCACCATTATCTAAGGAGGTGTAATATGGTGACGGATGCACTATCCAGTGAAATAACCAATATACTGAATAACATTGACATCATTGTCAATGTTATTTCCGTTATATGTGGTTATCTGTTGGGTAGATTGAAGCGCCAACGTCGCAAGACGTGAGCACAGAGAGGGAAACGATGAAAATCGGGACCGAAAAGTCTCTGATCCCAACCTTCTACACCGCGTTGTTCGCTGATGTCATGAAGCACATCCCCGAACGACCAGCAGTGTCCCATGATTGTCGTTATATCTTAAATCGATATAACCATGAAGGGGAACGATTTGTCACGCAGTCCCTCCCATTATTGGGTAAGGCTGCCGAAACAAGTCTTATTACCCTTCAGAAGTTCGAATGCCCTAAGGGCTTTGAACTTTATCATGGTTCACGTCTTCCAAAATTCCTTAACTCCTTTTTTAAAAGGGGTTGGGATGATGGTGGCTGGCCTCGCTATGACATTCGTGATCTAAGATCGAGTGATGCTATTGCCTTTGCGTATGATTTATTAATCATACGTCAAGTGACTTTGGCATTCTCGAAACTTAAGGTCACTGAATGCTTAGAAGACGCTTCCGTTACTATTACTCGTTTCCTCGATAGGATTCAAGTAATACCGCGGATAACAGCGCCATCGCGACTTATTAATAAGGCTTATAGCCTTATTAGTAGAGTCGTTATGGATGACGACAGGCTATGTGCTCCACTCTTCCAATGGGAATCCAATCCCTATGGAAGGCATGGGCCAGGTGCTGTCGCGGCACGGGAATGTGGACGTGAGAAATGGCTTTTTGACCGTATTCCGGGCATTGATCCCCAATTATATAATTGGAGATCTGGTGCCTGTGATTTTCGGTCAAATGCCCTTGGTGTTTCTAGAGTATGCGTTGTCCCGAAGGACTTTCGGTCCGGAAGGATAATTTGCATTGAGCCTAAAGAGTTCCAATTTGCCCAGCAGGGCTTAATGGATGTTCTTTATTCTCATCTCCAGAATCATTTTCTCACACGAAAGGCCGTCTCTTTTGATGATCAGAGTTGCAATTATAATCTTTCAAAAGATTATTCTTATGCAACTATTGACCTCAAAGATGCGTCGGACACAGTCTCTTTAGACTTATGCCGGCTCATCTTCCCGAGACGTTTCTTTCGTCTAG